AGTCATATACTGATAAAGTTTATAATAAAGCAATTGACGATATGATAAAAGATAAAGACAGATAATGGGATTTAAACTAGGTACAGGTAGAAGACTGAAAGCTCAAGGTGGTAACATTAAGAGTAAGTTTAAATTTAAATCTGGCGATATGGATGTTCCTGGAACACCTATATATAAAAAAAAGTTAGATGAAGGCATTTTAGCTGAAGCAAATATGGATGGTTCTATATTTATAAGTGAAGATATGGATCCAAATGATCCAATGTTTAAATATACATTAAATCACGAAATGCAACATTTAACTAAAATTAAAACTGGTGAGGAAACGTACGACGACAACGCTGTATATTACGAGGGTCAAACTTGGCCAAGAATTGAAATAGCAGGGCAAAACGTTATACTAGACCCAAACACTGGTAGATATTATCCAGAAGGAAGTAAAGATCTTCCCTGGGAAAGTAATAAAATATGATAAATAATTTAATAGGTGGCCTTTTTGGTAAGGTCGTAGAAAACGCAGAAGGTATACTAGACAAGTGTATCACAACTGACAAAGAGCGAGATGCTGCAAAGCTAGCAATTAAAAAATTAATGCTCGAAGCAGAAAAAGAAGCTTTTGCTAAAGAAGTAGAAGATCGTAAGTCTGCTAGAGATTTATATAAAGACGATGCTATTATTCAAAAAGTATTAGCAACGTTATTTACAATAGCTTACTTTGGTATTACATTTGTAATGTTTAATTACTTTGTAACAAAAAGTATAGATTTAGGAGAGTTTGAAATAAGTTTCATTTCTACTATATTTGGAGCAATGAGTGCTAAAGTAAATACTATTGTAGACTTCTTCTTCGGAGGATCATCAAAGAAAAACGAACAATCAAAAGAAAAATAAAATGGGAATAAATTCAACAGAAGTAGCTTATGGCTTCGGACAAATGGGTAGCGCTTTTACAGATGAAGACGCAGCTATAACTCCACCAGCAGGTAGAGTAATCGTAGCTATTACATTTTTAGAGGAAACAACATTAACAGCATTAACTCCAGCTACAGATATGTTATTAGACGGAACAACTGGGGCTGATCTAGCTGGATCTGCAATATCTTTTGGTAGTACAACTGCTTTAGCTGTAAACGGCGGTAATGCAGCAGAAATAGATAGTGCTACTAAATTTCCTGCAGGATTAACTATATATGGCAGATGGTCAAGCGTTGATCCTAGTGCGGCTTCAACAACTGGCGGTATAATCTGTTACTTCGGACATTAATGTTAGGATTAGGAAATAGCATATCAAGCATGCCTTATATTAGTTCTTCACGTGCATTTAGCATAGCAGATGTATCTGGTATACAAACATGGCTAAAGTTTAACGAAGGTCAATCAGACGATGGTGATAGAATTATATGGGCTGATAGTAGTGGCCAAGGTAATCCTATAGACGATGCTTCAGCTGGTACAAATGATAAAGTAGAATTTACTGGAGGAGCGCTACATTTAAAGCAGGTTGTTAGTAGCTCATCACCAGAAGTAAACTTTACTACTGAAATAGATTTAACAGGTGCTTTTACTATATTCATGGTTTTAGATGTGGCGGATGATTTAAATACAGAAACAATACTTCAAGGTAGTGGAACAAACTTTTTTAGAATAGCGCATGGTAATGTTGATGCTAAGTTTAGATTTAAATTTGGAGGAGTTTCTGATACTATACCAGTAGCATCAACGGCTCCTAGTGCTAGTAAAGCTTTATTTAGAATTGAAAGAGATGGTAGTAATAACGTTGATTTTTTTGAAGATGATACTTCTTTAGGTGGAGGTTTTCCAGTTTCAGCTGGTGGAACGTTTTCAATACTTAGACTAGGTGCTACAGCTGCTTCAGCAGTTGGCGCTAAATTTCATGAAGTAGTTATTTTTAACGAACTAGTAAGCGATGCAAATATAGCTTTAATAGAAGCAGACATAAAAACTAGAAATAGTTTATAATATTAATTTAATTAAATAAAATCATGGCAAAAAGAAAAACTCCGAAGGTAGAAAACCTTCGACCAACTCACATTACTAAAGAAGAGAAAGAGATGGCAACCACTTTAACTTCTAAGATTACAGAAATGCATTACGCGTTAGGAAAGTTAGAAAGTGAGAAACATCAAATACTTCACATGGTTGCTAATCTACAAAAAGAAGTAGCAAAGCTTGGAGAAACTTTTAAAGAAAAATATGGTAGTGATGATGTAGACATTGTTACTAGAGAAATTAAATATAATGAAAATGCAGGAAATGAAACTGATTCGTAAGATTACGATAGGTAAAGATTATAAAATAGACTCTATGCACTACTCTGTAGGGCAAGAAGTATACGGAGGTCATACGATCTGTGATATTGTTGAAGAAGAAGAAAAGTATTCAATATATATTAAAAAGAAAAAAGACGTTATACCTTGGAAAGATTTTAATAAAAACATGGCTATCTCTGTAGAGTATAATTTAGAGTATTAATGAAAAGCCCATATAGTTTTGTAATATCTCCAGTTGGCGAAAGATATAACAATATAAAAAAAATTGGTGACAAACAGTTAATATTAAACTCTGAAATATCTAACCATGAATATGTTAATCGTAAAGGCGTTGTGCATAGTTGCCCTATGTTACGTCCTACATCAATCAAACCAGGAGATGAAGTAATAGTTCATCATAATGTGTTTAGAAGATGGCACGATCAATATGGTGAAGAAAAAAACAGTAGAAGCTGGTTTAGCGAAAACAAGTATATAGTATTTGAAGATCAAATATTTTTATATAAACAAAATAATTGGAAAGCGGTTGATGGATTTTGTTTTGTTAAACCAATAAAATCTAGTAACAAGTGGAGTAATGACAAAGAAGATCCAACTATGGGTATTGTAAAATACACTGATGGATCTTTTGAAGAAGGTGATTTAGTTAGCTTTACGCCTTTTTCTAAGTATGAGTTTATCATAGATGGAGAAAAGCTATATAGAGTATATTCTAAATTTATTACAATTAAATATGAGCGCGAAGGAAACGAAGAAACGTATAATCCAAGCTGGGCATAAAGCAGTTGAAGAGCTAATTAACGTAGCTAAAGAAAAAATTATTACTAACACTGATGATGATGTTTCTGCTGATAGACTGAAAAATGCCGCGGCTACTAAAAAGTTAGCAATATTTGATGCATTCGAAATACTCAATCGTATACAAGAGGAAGAAAATATTTTGGAAGGAAAGACATCTGAAGAGAAAAAAGACAGAGTATTTAAAGGCTTCGCGGAAGGCAGATCGAAATGAGTTACGAACAAAGTTTATATAAAATAGTTGAACCAGTTAAGAAGACAACAATAAGTCGACTTAACAAAAAACGTAAATGGGAATATGGATACAATAAAGAACATGACATTGTGGTTATTAGCAAAACTGGAAAAATTGGACAAATACTTGAGATTCAAGGTTTGCGAATTGGCTTGCCGTTGGAACCACAAGACCTGCGTGTGCAAGGCAACAAATGGCAAAAAATAGAGTACCCAAAAGAATTAAGTAAACTTAAAAACATATTTGACTGGAGAGCATATCCAGAAGAAGGTAAAGATAAGTGGTACGATTTTATAGACGATGAGTTTAAACGTAGAGACGAAGGCTTTTGGTTTATTAATAATAGTGAGCCTACATATATAACAGGTAGCCACTATATGTATTTACAATGGAGTAAAATTGATGTTGGCGCTCCAGATTTTAGAGAAGCCAACAGACTGTTCTTTATATTTTGGGAGGCGTGCAAAGCTGATAAACGCTGCTACGGTATGTGCTATTTAAAAAACAGACGTAGTGGTTTTTCATTTATGAGTAGTGCTGAAACAGTTAACTTAGCTACTATATCAAGTGACTCTAGATATGGAATACTATCAAAAAGTGGTGCTGATGCTAAAAAAATGTTTACCGATAAAGTTGTGCCAATATCTGTCAACTATCCGTTTTTCTTTAAACCGATACAAGACGGTATGGACAGACCTAAGTCTGAGCTTGCTTATCGTGTACCTGCAAGTAAGTTTACGCGTAAAAAAATTACTGCCAACGAAAAGCAAGAAGAGTTGGTTGGACTTGACACTACTATTGATTGGAAAAACACAGGTGACAATAGTTATGATGGAGAAAAACTTAATCTGTTAGTTCACGATGAAAGTGGTAAATGGGAAAGACCTGATAATATATTAAACAATTGGCGAGTAACAAAAACTTGTTTAAGACTAGGTGCTCGTATTGTTGGTAAGTGTATGATGGGATCAACGTCAAACGCTTTAGATAAAGGTGGTGATAACTTTAAAAAGTTATATAACGACAGTGATGTCACAAAAAGAAATAAAAATGGTCAAACACGTTCTGGTTTATATTCTTTGTTTATCCCAATGGAATGGAACTATGAAGGATTTATTGATGAGTTTGGAAGACCAGTGTTCGATACCCCAACACGAGAGTGTTATGGACCCGACGGTGAACTAATAGATGTAGGTGTTATTGACCACTGGGAAAACGAAGCTGAAGGATTAAAAGGGGATCAAGACGCGTTAAACGAATTTTATCGACAGTTTCCAAGAACTGAAGAACACGCGTTTAGAGATGAAACAAAAAATAGTATATTTAATTTAGTTAAAATATACGAGCAAATAGATTATAACGATGGTATAATGAATAATGCCAGCGTTAATATAGGAAGCTTCCAATGGGCTGGAGGAATAAAAGATACTAAAGTAAATTTTACGCCAAATCCCAATGGAAGATTTAAGGTTAGTTGGGTACCTAATCTCAACATACAGAATAGAGTAATATTAAAAAATGGAATTAAATACCCAGGAAACGATCATGTTGGCGCTTTTGGTTGTGACAGTTACGACATTAGTGGTACTGTTGGTGGTAAAGGTTCTAAAGGATCGTTACATGGATTAACTAAGTTTTCTATGGAAGATGCTCCGGCAAACCATTTTTTCTTAGAATACCTAGCTAGACCACAAACAGCTGATATGTTTTTTGAAGACGTATTGATGGCTTTAGTTTTTTATGGCATGCCATTACTTGCTGAAAATAATAAACCAAGATTACTATATTATCTAAAGCGTAGAGGTTATAGAGGTTTTAGTATGAACAGACCAGATAAAACTTGGAATAAATTATCAGTGGCAGAAAAAGAAGTAGGTGGTATACCTAACTCTAGTGAAGATATAAAACAAGCTCACGCAGCCGCCATTGAAACATATATAAACGACCACGTTGGTGATTTAGGTAATGGTAATTATGGTAACATATATTTTAACGAAACACTAAATGATTGGGCAAAGTTTGACATAACAAAAAGAACTAAGTTTGATGCTAGTATTAGTTCAGGGCTTGCTATAATGGCTTGCAACAGACATAAGTATAGACCTGTAGCTAAACGTGAAAACAAAGCAATAGACTTTAGTTTTAGTAAATATAATAACGAAGGAAACTTCTCTAAATTAATTAAACAATGAGTTACACAGCAGGAGTAATTAGTAATTATTTTCCAAGCCAAGCTGTAAGTGATCTAGAAAAGATAAGCTACGACTATGGTTTAAAAATAGCGAAAGCTATACAACAAGAATGGTTTAATGGTGGTGGCAATAGTAACGGAGGGGTTGCGGTAGGAACTAATGCTAAATATGGAAATAATCAGCATGAGTTTCATAGATTAAGACTATATGCTCGAGGAGAGCAATCAATACAGAAATATAAAGATGAGTTGTCTATTAACGGTGATTTGTCTTATTTAAATTTAGACTGGAAGCCAGTGCCTATTATACCTAAGTTTGTAGATATAGTAGTTAATGGTATAGCTGAAAGAACTTATGATATAAATGTTTACGCACAAGATCCTTTTGGTGTAGAAAAAAGAACTCAATATCTTGAAGACATATTGTCAGATATGGAAAATCAAGATGTAAACAAGTTTGTTACAAAAGAGCTAGGCATAGATTTAAGAAGAAATAAAAAAATAGATCTTCCACAAACAGCTGAGGAGTTAGATCTTCACATGCAGCTAGAATATAAGCAAGCTGTAGAAATAGCAGAAGAGCAAGCTTTAAAAGTTTTAATGGAAGGAAATAGATATGAGTTAGTTAAAAAAAGATTTTTTTATGATTTAACAGTTTTAGGTATTGGCGCTGTAAAAACTGGATTTAACAACTCAACTGGAGTTACTATTGAATATGTTGATCCTGCTAATTTAGTTTACTCTTTTACAGAGTCTCCATATTTTGAAGACCTGTATTATGTAGGCGAAGTAAAGCACATACCTATTAACGAGTTAGTTAAACAATTTCCTAACTTAACTCAATCAGAGATTGAAGAGGTGATGACTCAAAATAGAACTAACCATCAAAAGTACAATAGTAGAAAAGATCACGATAACAACACTGTTCAAGTTTTATATTTTAACTATAAAACATATATGAACGATGTTTATAAAATAAAAGAAACAGCTTCTGGAGCTGATAAAGTAATTCAAAAAGATGATAGTTTTAATCCTCCACCTGACATGGAAGGAGAGTTTGGTAGATTAGAACGAGTTGTAGAAGTTGTGTACGAAGGTGTTTTTATAGTTGGTACAGATAAACTATTAAAATGGGAGCTTCAAAAAAATATGCTTAGACCTAAAAGCGATTACACTAAGGTTAAAATGAATTATAGTATTGTTGCTCCTAGATTATATAACGGTAAAATAGATTCATTAGTTAGACGTATTACTGGTTTTGCTGACATGATACAACTTACGCACTTGAAGTTACAGCAAGTTATGTCACGTATGGTACCAGATGGTGTTTATCTTGACGCAGATGGTTTGGCTGAAATAGATTTGGGTAATGGTACAAACTATAATCCACAAGAAGCTTTAAACATGTACTTCCAAACTGGTAGTGTTATTGGTAGATCTTTTACTCAAGATGGAGATATTAATCCTGGAAAAGTTCCTATTCAACCTATAACTAATAATGCTAACGGAAGTAAGATTAACGCTTTAATATCAAACTATAACTACTATTTACAAATGATCCGTGATGTAACAGGATTAAACGAAGCTAGAGATGGTAGTACTCCTGATAAAAATGCTTTAGTTGGTATTCAAAAAATGGCTGCAGCTAATAGCAACACTGCTACAAGGCATATATTGCAGTCAGGTTTATTTTTAACAGCTGAAACTGCAGAAGCTTTATCACTTAGAATATCTGACATATTAGAATATTCTCCAACGGCCGATGCTTTTGTTCAAGCTATTGGA